CTTATTTAGATTCCATACTTTAGGGCATGGAAATGGTGAAAATAGAAGATTTAAAGTTTCTATCTCTGGTGTTAAGGCAGCAGGTGAGGATGGTGGAACAGATTATTCAGTATTTACTGTAACAATTCGTTCATTCTCTGATACTGACAAGAGAAAAGTAGTATTAGAAACTTTTAATAATGTAAACCTTGACCCAGACTCTGCAAACTATATCGCAAGAGTAATTGGTGATAGATATTATACAGTTGATTCAAATGGTAAAATTACTGAAAATGGTGATTGGGTAAATAACTCATCATACATTAGAGTAGAAGTAGGTGCTCAAGGTTCTTACCCAGTATCTGCTGCTCCATTCGGACACGGTGCATATGAGTTACCTATCAAGGCAACTGATTCAAGTATTGTTCCAACTGTAACTTACCAAACAACTTCAAATGGAAATACAACTGGTAATCCTTATCAGTATGCTGGTATTAACTTTGAAACAACTGGTGTAAAGAAAGACAATTTAAATTATCTAAATCCGATTCCTGATGGTGCTGGAACTGGTTCAAATGTAGATTTTGGATTTGATTCTCAACTTTCATTAGAAATGACTGGTTCTGCAACTGAAGATATGGTTAAGAGACAATTTTCACTTGCATTCCAAGGTGGATTTGATGGTATGGCTCCTACAAGAGAAATTGCATTAGGAAGTTCAATCTCATCTGGTAATTCACAAGGATTTGATTTAACTGATTCTACTGCTAGTGGTTCAGTTGCATACAAGAAGGCAATCGATGCAATCTCAAATCAAGATGAGTATGATATTAACATGGTAGTAACACCTGGTATTGTAAGAAGATTACACCCAGCAGTAACTACTGATGTGATTGATATGGTAGAGGCAAGACAAGATGCATTCTTTATCTCTGACTTAACTGGAGTGAGTGATACAATTGCACAAGTAACTACTCAAGCTAACTCAATCGATTCGAACTATGTAGGTTCTTATTATCCTTGGGTTAAGACAGTAGATACAAATACTAACAAACTAATCTCAGTACCACCTTCAGTACTATTACCTGCTGTGTACGCAGCGAATGACGCTATTGCAGCTGAATGGTTCGCACCTGCTGGTTTAAATAGAGGAGGTATTATTGGAGCAGTTTCAGTATTGAATAGATTAACACACTCTGAAAGAGATACTTTATATGAAAACAAAGTAAACCCAATCGCAACGTTCCCTGGACAGGGTATCGTGGCATTTGGACAGAAAACTCTTCAAGATAAGGCATCTGCACTTGATAGAATTAACGTAAGAAGATTGTTGATTACTGTTAAGAAGTACATCGCATCTACTTCAAGATTCTTAGTGTTCGAACAAAACACTGCAACTACAAGAGCAAGATTCATCAATACGGTTCAACCTTATTTAGAAGGAATCCAACAAAGACAAGGGTTATACGCTTTCAAAGTAGTTATGGATGAAACGAACAACACTCCTGATGTTGTGGATAGAAACATTTTAGCTGGTCAGATTTTCTTACAACCTGCTAAAACTGCTGAATTCATTGTAATTGATTTCAACATTCTTCCAACAGGAGCAGCGTTCTCGGCATAACTTGAAAAAAAAGAAAATTAATATTTATTAATATAAATTAGGAGATAAAATGGCAGAAGTATTAGAATTCGACCAAATGTTCTACACCAACTTCGAACCGAAGATGAAGAACAGGTATATCATGGAGATTGATGGTATTCAATCTTACTTGATAAAGGCAGCAAACAGACCATCCATCAACTTTGAACCTATTGTTCTTGACCACATTAACATCAAGAGAAAACTTCAAGGTAAAGGTGAATGGCAAGATATTACAATTACATTGTATGACCCAATCGTTCCTTCAGGAGCTCAACAAGTGATGGAATGGGTAAGATTAGGTCACGAATCAATCACAGGTAGAAGAGGTTATGCCGATTTCTACAAAAAAGATATCGATTTCTATATGTTAGGACCGGTTGGTGATAAGATTGAACAATGGAAGTTGAAAGGTGCATTCCTTACAACAGTAAACTTTGGTGATGTTGCTTTTGATTCAAATGAACCTGCCACAATTGAATTAGGAATAGCATACGATTACGCAATTCTCGAGTTCTAAAATAAATTATATATCCGCTAC